GTAGGGAGAGGGAGTCTTTTTCCTAAACACTTCCAAACTGGCTAAGCCTTGAAATAAAAGGCTTTCCGTCCAGTTTGGGCAGTTTGGAACGAAACTGGATGACCAAAACTGGAATCTGGCCCGAAACTGCGCTGAAACCGTTGATATGGCTGGGATTTTCCAGTTTTGGCAGATTTGCTGCAGTTTCAGATTGGGCCGAAACTGCTCCAGTTTGGGAGCGCATAAGACCATTTTTCCCGGGTGGGAAAATTGGTTTTTGCAGGTGTTTTGGGACTGGTTTGTCATGCCTGATCCTCCTCGTCATAAATCCACACGCGAGGGTTCTCGACAGGCAGGACGGCGGCTGTCTGACGGCATTTGTAATGGGTTGGATAGACCGCTTGCAGCTTGGTAGAGACTTCGCCTGTGTGCGGATCGACCATCTCTTCACCAGTGCCAAGATGCATATCTTCAACGCACAAAAATCCGTATTTGGTGCGAGAGGGACTACTCAGACCGTAATTGTCTGCATCCTTGAAAAACTTGACGTAGCCCTTAGTGGAAAGCACATCCAAGCGGCCACGAATGGTGTCTTTGCCGCCAAGCCCGGCGCGGTTTTCAAACGCCTGACAAAACTGGTTCATCGTGTAGACACGACCAGCGCGAGATTCTGCATAGATGATTTCAAGTATCACATCGCGCTTGCGACGACGCTCCGCATCCAGCTTCTGGCCATAGTCACGATTGACCAAACGATCTGAGCTGTATTCCATCTCTTGCCACGCACCATCGACCTTATCGATCACTTTGGAGCGTAGGCGTGGGCCGTTACGCAGCTCAAAAATCAGCTGGCGATAGGACTGATTTTCATCCGGCTGGAACATGATCAGTCCGGTGGTGTAATAGCCTCGCAAGCTGCTGGCACCGGAGAGTGCCTGAAACGGGTCTTCTTCCAGCTGCTTCTTTTGGATTTTGCGTGTGTGGTGGGCAAGAATGATCCCGGCATCAGGATTAACGGCATCACGCAAGGCATCGAGCCGTTGCTGTAAGAAAAACAGCATAGCGGCATTGTCGTTTTCACCCGCATCACCTTCGCCGCCGTCAAACACATTACGCAGCGGATCAACGACGATAATATCAACGCCCAAATCGCTAAAATGGCTGCGAATGGCCTCACAGGTGGCGGCCACACCATGCTCATTAAGCAGCATCTTGAATTGCGGTGTGACAACCAGATTTTTGCGGACCAGTGGCAGCAGGTTTTTATCAAACGCCATGTTTTGCAGGCGCTCGCGCAAATAGTGGTAGCCAATCTCAGCCTGCAGATAAAATATCCGCAACGGACGTGGTGGATTCATGCCAAGGAAGGGAACGCCTGCCGCCATATGGGCCAGCAACGAGAGCAGAAAATCACTCTTGCCGACCTTGGGCGCACCACCAAAGACCATCAGCCCACCCGGCGTTAACACACGCGGCAGGATCAAATCTTCCGGCATAGGCGATGTGTCATCCAGAAAATGTCCAACCGTGAAGGCAGGCACAGCGGTGACTGCGGCTTTTTCGGTTTTGATGCACGCAGCAATAAAGGCGCGAATATCCATGCCCTCAGCCGCCGCATCGGCTGCATCCCATTTCTCGGGCTTGTCGCTTGGTACATCCAAAACGGTGAGCGAAGCGGTTACGCCTTGCGAACCCAGATATGCGCTGACGGCCTCGGCATAAGCGTGACCAGCCTCATCATGATCCGGCCAGATCAGCAGGTGTTTGCCTTTAAGCGGAGACCAGTCGGTTTTTTCGGGCGGAGCTTTCGCTCCATTCATTGCGGTTGTGGCTGTGATGCCATGGGCCATCAAAGCCTCAGCGGCTTTTTCACCTTCGACCAGCACCACATGCTGGTTTTCCTTGAGGCCCGGCTGATTAAAGAGTGGTCTTGGTGTGGGAGCGCGATGTTTTTTTTTCAGCACATCCCACGGTCTGAATTCCTTGCCGTCGGCTGTGTCATAGCGATAGACGCAGGCAATCAGTTTGCCATCGCCATCCAGATAGTCCCATTTGGCCGTGTGTGGACCAAGCTCATCCTCGGAGATATGTTTTGCAGGTTTGGCTTGATTAGCAGGTATCGGCGCAGGCGAAGCCAGTCCCAACCATTCACTGGCTGAGCTGACCACTTGCGGGAATTGATGTTTGGTATCCAGATTGTGACAAGCAGCCCACAGATCAAAGATGTCACCACCTTCGCCCGTGGCAAAATCATGCCACATGCCAGCCTTGCCGCTATTCAGCTCAATCTTGAGGCTGTCACCTTTATTGCCTTGAATATCACCAATCTCATACACGCCGCGCTTTATGCGCCCTGCGGGCAGCAAATAAGACAAGACTTGATCCAGTCGCCCGATAAGCTGGTGACGGATATCGTCCGTAGGAACAGCAGCGTCTTTAAACTCAGGATATTGGCTTGGCGCATCGTTGAAGTCGGACCAGCTTGTCGTCATGCAGGCACCTCCCAACAACGGTTGCGGTAGGCACAGAAACGACATTCAAAATGTTCAGGATCAGCGGTATGACGCGGCAATAACTCACCAGCCTCGGCTGCTTTTAAGATGGTAACCGCACGATCACTGACTTTTTGAGCAAGGCTGGCATCAAAAGGAACAAGCTCAAAATGCAGCTCTGCCGTATCTTTATTAATGGCCGTAAATAGCGCCGGGTTCTTACTGATGCCCGGCACACTGCCTTCCATATAGGCTTGGTAGGTGGACATCTGCGCGGCATAGACAGGCTTTGATTTAGCAACGCCGCGTTTGACGGTGTCTTTCCATGACTTGGCATTAAGCGATTTGCACTCCCAAAGCATCGGGAATGTGAGGCCCAGAGTCTCGGGTGCGCCATTAATAATGCCGTCAACATGGCCACGGATGCGGCCATCGGCGACCGAGAACCCGAATTGATAGCCATTCGGCTTTTCAGTGAAGAGCTCAAATCCGGCAAGGCGTAGCCAGCGAATGGCCAGATCTTCAAACACATGGCCTGCGGCAAATATCCGTAAGGTCTGGCCGGAAAAACCTTCGTCTTTAGGCGTGTTGGTATATTCGTATTGTAATTTACGGCTGCAGTTTTCCCCGAGGCGGGAAGCCCCCAGATAATCTCGTTCTGGCTGGGCTTTATGTTCCACGCACAGTGCCTGATCAATCATTTCAGACACACGCTCTGTAAAACTGGGCCTGTGATTAAAATCAAGCATCTAAAATGGAATCTCCTCCGAGCCTTTGGAAAGCTCGTCCATGTAAGCGGTCACAACGACTTCGATCAGCGTCAAAACTTGCTCACGGGTTAAATCTTGGAAGGCTTTGTCAGTGCCAATCTCAGCGACATATTCGCCAAGAGGACGCAGAGCCTTATTCATGCAATCACGTTCAAAATCGGTGGGATCAATCATGCGGCGATCCTCCCGTTTTCAATGACCTGACGGATGGCCGTGTTGTTAAACCGCATAGTCATCAGCGCGGATGCCTTGTAACGGGTCAGGCTGTAATCATTGCGATATTCAGGAGGGAGGTGACGCAGCTGTTTTTCGGTGGCAGGCTGGTGCAACCAGTTCTTGGTTTTGTGAGCAGCGCTCTCGGTTTCAAATAGGTTGATCCAGTCATCGGCAGCAGCGAAGCACACAATTCGCTCACCCGCAGCCAAGAGCTTAACCGCATGGTTTTTGCGACCACCAACGGCGTACCATTCGCCGTCACGGTAAAAGACACCGCCCCAAGCTTCAAAGCCTGTTGCAATAAAATACTGATCATCGCCGCGCAAATCGCACCAAAGGAAGCTGGAGCGTTTGAGGATGTCGATCTCCGTCATGTGGAAATCGGCGGTCTGTGTGGTGTCAGCCTCGGGCTGGCCTTCCCAGATATAGCCACATAACGGACATTCCTTACTGGCGAGCGGCACATCAGCGCCGCATTCCGGGCAGTCTTTATAGGGCGCATCACCTTCAATAAACTGATCATCCAGCTGGACTTCCTGTTCCAGCGAGCCATGCATCAGTGTCGATGTGCCGAAGTCCAGCACAACGCAGTCTTTTTTGATGATGCCGGGGAACTCAGCCGGGTCGACTGTTCGCAACCCACGCCCAATCATCTGGATCATTGTAGATTTGTAAGAGCTTGGTCGCAGTAAAACGATGCAGGATGTTGGCGGGTGGTCCCAGCCTTCGGTCAGTACTGCGACATTCACGATGACTTGCAGATCGCCTTTGCTGTAAGCTGCCAAGGTATCAGCGCGATCTGTCTCACTCATATCACCCCAGATCATGCCTGTGGCGATGCCCGCGCTGATAAAGCTGGCCATGACATCCCGCGCATGCTCGACGGTTGAGCAAAATACGACGGTATGACGGTCTCCGGCTTTTTCTTTCCAGTGCTGAACCACCGCATCATTGATGGGGCGTGTATTCATGATGTCAGCGACCGCGCCCATATCATAATCAAGGGCGGTTTTACGGACTTTACTCAGCTCTTCCTGAACACCGACATTCATGACAAAGGTGCGTGGCGGCACAAGGTGACCGGAAGCGATCAACTCTTTGACCGTGATTTGATCCGACACGTTGGAGAAGATCGGGCGCAGACCTTTTTTATCACCACGGTTCGGCGTGGCGGTCATGCCCAATAGCTTCATATTTGGATTAAGACGCTGTGCATGCTCAATCACCCGCATATAACTGTCTGCCCGGGCGTGATGGGCTTCATCAATCACCAACGCATCAAGTGGTGGCAGTGAGTGCAGATTGCTTTCCCGCGAGAGGGTTTGCACCATGGCAAAGGCCACTTGGCCATCCCAGCTTTTCTCATTCGCGTTAAAAATGCTGGTGGAGAGCGATGGGTTTACGCGCTTGAACTTGCCTTCATTTTGAAAGGTCAGCTCATCACGGTGAGCAAGCACGCAGGCACGCTCAATATCGCGGTCAAACATGCGTCCCAGCACTGCTGATAGCATGAT